CTACGATCCTACCGCCTGGGGCATGGGTGGGGCAAAGTCAGATAATTTCTGGTTCAGAATGGCTATCTGATCCGCATTGTTATCCGACATCCATGCACCATAAACCTGATACACCATCTGCGCATTTGTGTGACCCATTTGCGACGCGATGAAGTTCGGGTTTGCTCCTGCGGTAAGCGACCAGCATGCGTAAGTGTGACGTGACTGGTATGCTCTCCTGTAACGCAAACCTGCTCGCCGCATTGCTGACTCCCAACTCTGAGCTACAGAGCCAACAGCGTAATGGTGGCCGGCGATCCCGTTTGTTACAGTAGCCTGTGGGTTAAAGACGAAAGTGCATGGGTGAGTGGTTGTCCGGCCATACTCCCGCAATTTCACTTCAACCTGATGCTGTTTACCGAGTCGCGTCATTTCCGCCTGGCTTTTAAGCACATCAATTGCCGGTTGGATCAGATGGATAACCCTGTCAGTGCCTGCATCCGTTTTTGGCAGGGTGAATTCTTTCGTTAATGTGTGATTCCTTCTGACCATAAGCGTTCCTGCTTTGAGGTCGATATCCTCCCACGCCAGTCCACACAACTCGCCATGCCGCATACCGGTATAAACAGCCAGTGACCAGAAATTCCTGATCTGCTGGTTGTAGCATGCATCCATTAGCCTGACGAACTCGTCCCGGGTTAGCGGATCCGGAACGGATTTCGCCTTCTTCAGGAAGTCGATACCGTTGAACGGGTTCTTCTTTATATATCCGCTGTCTGTTGCGAACTCGAACATGAATGACATCACCATCATGTAGTTGTTCACCGTACGGGCAGAACGACCCTTAATCGGCTTTCGCTGCCCCTTCTTCAGGGTGTGATACCCTGTCAAAAGCTCCTTCCTTATAAACAGCAAATCCTCCTGTGTGACCGCTGACGCGATTTTGTTCTCGCCAATCCTTGGCACCATATTCCTGACGATTGATTTATACCGCGACAGAGCGTTAGTGGTAATTTCCATGCTTTTCAGTTCAAGCCACTTCTTCGCCAGTTCAGTGACGGTTATTTCCTTTCTGTCCTCGCCGAATCGCTGAAGGTTTGCAGACTCAGGAAACTGCGCTGCATAGTTAAAACGTCCTGTCTTAATGGCGTAGCAAACCGATGCGCGTAACTCTCCAGCCACCTTCCGATTCTTTGGCGTATCCACAACGCCAAGGCTTTCCCTGACCCTGACGCCTTTATACATGAACCATATGCGGAGCGTTCCTCCGTGGTTCTCAACGCCTGTTGGGTATGCCATTCTTCCCTCCCGACGTCCAAGAGCCCGACTAGGTTACCCTGTAATTTAATTCCGGGCACCAGGCTGTTTGGACGCTTGCTGTTCTATCCAGAGATTGATCGCCTCGGTGTTGTACATGCATTCACTGTTTGGCTTGGGCTCCCCGTCCGGTGATACGTGCAAATACTCACGGCCCAAAAACCATGACTCGCGCCGGGCCCGCTCAATAGTCCCGCGCTTCAGGCCTGTTACGGCGATAAGGTTTTGCTCGGTCACCCACTTATTGGGCACAAGCTGGATCACTTCGCTCATTGGTTATCTCCAGGCAAAAAGAAGCCCGCCGAAGCGGGCTGTATTCGTTGCTGATTCAGGCATCACTCACCGCCCGGTTTCGTCTTGCGAATCTCTACCGGGTGAACATGGACGGCTTTCATTTCGCCATCATCCAGCGCTGTAAGCTGTGCTGATACCAGTTTGGCTTCCCACTCGTTTAACACCCGGATATAACCCTGACCGGTAGATGCGTCCGTGAATACCAGTGCCGCGTTAGTCAACTCTACGGTGTGCATCATTCAGCCTCCTGCTGCGGTGCGGCTGTAAAGTGCTTAACACCTTTTGCCCAAATTTCTTTGATGGTCGTCCATGACACAGGAACGGTGATTTCAATTCTTCCGCTGCCATCGCATGTTTCGCACTCATCACAACCAAAACAGTCCGGACAGTTTATGTATTTGGTTTCTGAAAACTCACCGGATAACAAGCCCTTTGCGCCATTTTCTGCCGTCAGCTCGATCGGCACCAGTGTGTAACCATCCGGGATTACCGGAGAGTTGCCGGGTTCGACTTGCTCGGTATTGCCGAACAACTGCTCTGCCTGTGCTGGACGGGAGAAGAGTTCGGTGCCTTCTGGCAGTTGGGTATAAAACGTCGCGTGAATCCCTTTCGTATCAGGAAGACCGATATCAACATATCGGACAATACCTACCGGCTCCTGCTCTGCCTGTACTGCTGGCGCTGCTTGCGATGATTTCAGTGCCGAAGATAACGCCCGCCAGTCTTCCCATATCTGCTTGCCTTTTTCGCTGATACGGTCATTCTTGCTTATCGTATAGCACGCTATAAATTCGCTATCTCCCCCCTCATTCATGAGGTAGGCATCGACAAGCCTTGACGCAATCTCCGACACGCTCGCAACTTGCGGGGCTGCGTAGACTAGCTGACATTCTCGCGTCGGTTCGCGGCTTATCGCCTCAAAGTGCATCATGTCGTGATACCACCACTCACCCGGCCCTTCGCCACCATCAACCCAGCGCCAACGAAAAGCTACAGGCTCAGCGGCGGCGCGGTACTGCTGTAGCTCGCGATAATCAGCACCGGTTAACATATTTGCGTATGTGTAAAAATCCTGCATGTCCAGGTGATACAAATCGCATTTAAATTCCAGTCCGTTCCAATATTTGCTATCGCGAATCTCTGGCTTTACCAGACGCTTATCTGATACGCGTTCGTTGATTGCACTCATTGCAGCACCACCTTGTGTCCGTGCTTAACCAGTTCCCCGGCATCGATACCGACATTCAGCCAGAAACTGAGCGCCAGCAGGATGTCATCCTCATTTTTACAGTGGCAGGCATTCACGAATTCCTGCACCGTTTTAACTGCCAGCTTCGTCATCTCTTCTTCGGTCAATCGGGGTGGCAGTGATACGCGTTCGTTGATTTTCATGGTTAGTCGTCCTCTCTATCCCACAAAATAAAGCCTGTGCCGCCGCTGTCGCTGTCTACCTCACCTGTCCGCCCGCACCTGACGCATTCGGCCTCATCTCCCGGGTTGACTGACCCTGCGTTATTCTCCGTGCGCACACGTACAGTTCCGCACCCACAACCACGGCATGGATTGCCCAGCCAGCCAATTGTTTTAGTTTGCATATCCCTCACCCCTCCACCGTTAAATTGATGCCAGCGACTTTCAGCGCGTCAGCAAGCATGATTCGGTACGCCTTCAGCATTGCCGCACGCACATTGTCGGTGCTGTAAAACGCCTCATGGGCGCGAAGCATTGAGTCCAAAGAGGGTTGCAGTTGCGCCAGTTGTACTGCTGTCATGGTCATTGTGATGCCCCCTCAGCTTTTTTCTCATCTATACCCCAAGCAGTCGCAAGCGCATGTGTTACCTGATGAAATGAATGTTTAACCTTCACAAAGAACTTTTCACCAGTTGAGGAAACGGTTTCGATGGTGGTCAGCTCTCCACCGCTTTCGGTGTCAGGGTAAAACTGAGCAACCAGGTTGCTCTCAACGATTACTGAACCGTCTGGCGTGTACATTTTGAGTTTCATACCTGGCTCCCGCGAAGCTGTGCTGCACAATGAAGTAACGCGTCAGTTGCCTCTTTCACGGTAACCTTGTCGCTATCGTCAAGGCCCGCAGTAGTGCGATGCATAACAAATGCGGCGCATAAATCGTTGTATGCCACCGCCCGCTGTTCGTTCACCCATGCGTCGGTGTTGGTGGTCCCCGTGTCGAGCAGGAACTGGAATTCGTGTAGTGTTTGACCGTCAACGAAATCACCAATTTCCGGGTCTATAAGTTTATTGAGCTTTGCATACACGGCACAGGCTTCACCGAGCAGTTCACAGCCGGCAGACTTCAACGCCGCATTCTCAGCCGCCAGCGCCTCACTACGCGCACTCTGCACGTCCAGCGCAGATGCAAGCTCTGTGACCATCTTCGCAATCGTGATGATCGGCGTGTCGTCACTCATTGCCGCTGCAAATTCGTGTCCGACACGAACCAGATGTTTGTTGTTATCTGTCATTTCCGCGCTCCTTTAATCTCAGGCTGATGTAGCGGTTATCATCCGGGCCGGGAAAACTGTGGCGTTTGAGTAACTCCGATTTGTCTGGCATTGGCTTTACTCTGTGGCGGGCTACTAATTCGTTAGGGGATATATCAGGGTTGTAGGATTGACCAATCATGATGAGTAACCTTCTTTAAGCCGGTAAACGACGCCACCAAGCGCCTTATTCCCCCATGGCTCCTTATCCAGTTGGTCCATGATGGTCTTGAGTGTTACCGGGTGGATGATGTGATACTGGTATTCCAGTAGCGTTGACCAGCCTGCGTAATAGGGGTCTATTTCGTTCAGAGACATTTCGTAAATACCGGAGCCGGATGCCACGTCCGTAAGGTCACCCATCCATCTCCATGACTCTGTAATATGGTTGCGGCTATCCCGCCGTAGGCAGGCTAATACCTGCTGAGGTGTGAGCATTTTTGACTCCGGTTATTTAGTTAGAGTGCGTGTGTAACGTGGTTAGGGAAGGGGGGGTGATGGTTAAAACGGAGCGTCATCGTCGAAGTTCATCGGTGGCTCGCTGGATTGAGCCGGTCGCTGTTGTTGCCGTGTTTGCTGGCGAGGCGCATCATTTCCGGGAGTGCCGCGCGGCGGTAAATCGATATCGCGCACTAGAATGGTCGGCATCTGCGCCTTGCTGCCGTCCTGACGAGTCCATTCCTCAACAACAAACTCACCCGACACAGTAACCTTCGCACCTTTCACAATTGCAGCGGACAGCTTCTCAGCCATCACGCCAAACATTTTGCAGTTCAGCCAGGAGATTTTTTCGTTGTCTCCAAACCCGGTCTTAGCTGGCAGGGAGAAAGAGGCAATATGTTTTCCATTTGGTGTGACGCGGAGCACCGCGTCTTTACCAGCATTGCCGGATACAGTGATTGTATTAATTGCCATTTATGCCGCCTGAGTTTGTTGTTGAAGTTCTTTGCCGCGAGTCCGGTAGGTTTCCTGCGCCCGGGCCTCATGTTCTTTTGAGTTGCCGAGTTTGGGCCATACATCCTTGTAAGCCGCCTGAAGCTCAGCCACCGACTGCGCCAGCGCCGCTTTATCACCAAACTCTTTCAGCGCATCCTCAGCGGCCTGCGGAGTCACATGATGAACCTCCGCGTCAGCATCAATTGCCGTTTCTTCAGTGGGAATGCAGAACGCCTGAAATGCTGCGTATTTGTATGCGATAGACATGGCCTTGTTCGTTGCCTTGTCACCGCTGTCCATCGCTTCACCGTAGGTGGTTACGGTATGAATGCTGCCGTCTTCCGTGCTGACAAAGTCAAAGTCCCCGCGCACGGTTATATAAAAAAGCGCTCCGCCGTTCTTGCTGGTTCGTTCGACGCTGGTTCGTTCGGTATATCGGGGGAGGATGAGGAGCTTATTCTTAACCAGTTCAGGGGCCAGAGCGTTGTAAATGTCATCTATTCCCCGGAATGCATAGTTTACCTGGCTCCCTTGTTTCTTTTCTTTGCGGATTCCCTGCTCAGCAAGCGCTGAGGCTACCCCGCTAATAGCTGCATAAACTTTTTTTCCTTCCATTTTTCACCTCAGAATGGCATTTCATCGCCAAGGAAATCGCACTTGTTAATCCGCTCAACGCGGGCCATATCCAGACAGTGGCGCTTCATTTGTTTATTGCCATCCTTGCGCCAGTAAAGAGCCTCGATAACATGGTATTTCCGCTTTAGCCGGCTAAGCTCCGGTGTTCTTGCTGGTGTTACGGGGATCATGATTCCTCCTCTTCTGGCTCGGGTAATTTCTCTGGTGCGTCAAGGTCTTTCATCAGGCGAATGAGCGCATCGTCTGACCAGTCTTTAACAGGCGTATTCATTTCTTTCTCCGGTACCACGGAATATTCACCGCTTTGCGAATTTGCTCGTAGGCCGACATCCACATAACGCCGTCACCCAAATAACGGGCAATAACGGCTTTGTTCTGGGCTGCTTTAAGTGCTGCGTGGTTTATTTGCATAACGACCTCAACTGGCACATTGCGGCGCGGATAAGCTGGCGAACTTTGCGGTGTAATTCAGATTCAGGCGGGTAATAAGCGGACATGACGCCGCTTCCCGCGAGGCTAATGTGCATCATGGGGTAGGTTCCTTTGTTTGTGTGATTGCATAACTAAGCCGCCTCGGTGAAGCGACTGAGGTATGAAAAAACCCGCCGGAGCGGGTTACTTGATGAGTGATGCTGCGTATTCGAGGAGGTAGAGCTTCGGTGCCAGCCAGATTTTCAGCCATGCCAGGCTAAACAGCGTCACGTACAGCCACGTCCCATAAAACGCGAGAATCGTGCAGAGGATTACGCTGAAGGGGCTGATATCGCCGTCCTTATCCCATACCATCGTTACGGCATACTTCGGCTTTCCTTCATCCCATGAATACCCCTCGCCGGGGCCGTATTTACCAACCTGAACCTTCTTGAGTTGCTTCCTGATAATCCACAAAACAGCCGGTATAGTTGCCAACGCTACGATGAACATTGCCAAGCTCTGGGTAAATCGCCAAACCAACAACTGATGCACAACGTCTGGTATCTGTGCCTGACTAAACGACACCGCCGCATCGATGCCATTTGCTGCTTTCTGTAGCAGCTCAACGAGAATTTTGTTCGCCTGTTCGTTCATATTTCCCTCTGTAGTTACCCGCGTAAAAAAGGCCGCCGGAGCGACCTTATTCGGCGATAATCTTTCCGTGCTTCAGGATGCTGTCTATCATCCAGTCGTAACCGCAAAATCCCTTGCTGCCTTTGATAGCCTGATTCTTGGCTTTCACCCCCTCGACAATCCGGACGCTGACATTTGCACCCCAGCCATCACCAAAGTTGTAATAGTGGTTAGCGCCGTCTTTCACGTTTGGATTGCCCTTCGCAGGAAGCTGTCTGTGCTTCACATGCTTATCCATCGCACCAGACCATCCGCCATTCCATGAGCCCCGGTTTGGCATTGATAGCTCGAAAATTGCATATTGGGTCATTCCCTTACCTCGCTGTAATTGGCTAATAAAAAAGGCCGCCTAAGCGACCTGAGACTCCCATTTGCGGGCATTACATCGGTGCATCCATGCCAGCTTTATGTATAAGCCGTGACTTACACCATCACGCACTGCCGCCCTGCATTTTTCGCGATAATGCCGGTAATCCTCGCGGCATTCATTGGCAAATTCAGACGCTGTACTTTTCATGGTCACCTCAAATAAGTGGCTTGCTGGATAACTTCATCTTCTGCACCGCATGGATTTTGTTACCGAACGGGTTAGCGTCACGGTAATAGGTGCGGCGATTCTTGCGCTCAACTGCTTCTGCGCGTCTTTCCATCTCTTCCCGATACTCAGCCAGTACCGTCAAATCAATCGGTGTCACAGCGCTTTCTACGCGTGATTTCGGCTTGCGAGTCAGCGACAGAATCTTGCGGGTGTCTGGCTTTGCGCTGATGCCCACTAACAGGGGGTTAGCTGATTTCCAGTCTGCCTGTTTAGCTGCGCGTCGTTCGCGGCGGCGTTCTTGTGCGTTCATACATCCTCCTGTCAGTTAGCTTTTGGATGATGCGCCGCGTCGCTTATCCTCGCGGTTACCGTCTGGCGGCTGCAATTCACATCATCCAGAAGCTGTCTGCTTCGGTGTATTTGCCCTTTTTCAGGGCCATCTGTTAATGAGCATCACCGTCCTGGTGAGTAGTGTGTCCTGCTGATGGGTTAAGAATACTCAAGGTATTTTATTTAGTAAATACCCAAAGTATTTATTTTTGTTTAAAAAATGCAACTCAATGATTACTTGAGATATTTATTTTTTTTACCAGGTCGTTGTGATAGCTTGGTGTGGTTAAAAACTAAACGAGGATGGCTCTATGAATCTGGACGAGGAGCGCGTAAACATGATGGTTACGGCTATGGGTCGGGCGATTATGGAGTTGTCGATCGCCAATCAACCAATAACTCAGGAAGCGGTCGTTGAAAAGCTGGAGCAGTACCGAAAAGAGACGGGTAACGTGATTGGGAAAGGGGTTAACAGGGATGCAGCGGAGATAGTGCGGAAGGGAAGTGCTGCGATTGACTAATGGGCAATAAAAAACCCGGCTCGGTGGCCGGGTTTTATGACTAGGCAGCTTTTTTTACTTTGCTTGCCAGATTTCGTTCGATGTCATCTGAAATTTTTTCTGCTTTTGACAGGAGTCTATCTAGGAGTCTCAACTGTTGCATAAGTGTAAATTTCGCCATGAATTCGCCTCTCGTTTTGTACCGCCTAACTAGACGGTAAAGGTTTGACATACGAATGGCTTTTTATCTAGGACAGATATCACATGCAGCAACTTATCTTTGTCACCGGCATCGATAGCGTCAGCCATATCGTGCATTAACTCTATGTACTCACCAAGGACAGCGGCATCGAAATCCAAACCTAACATATCCGCAATAGTAACCATTACAGAATGCGCCTTGGTTAAAATGTCTGCTCTGTATTTATAGCTGGGGTTTTCCTGCTGTAAATACTCTGGAGCAAAAGAAAAAGTTTTAGTCGTGGATAAGGCTCTCGCAACAATACCAAGTACACGAGAGTAATGGCCTTCAAAGGCGGCCGACATTAACGCCTTATCCTCATTGCTAAGGGTCATTAACTATACTCCTTATATAGGACTGATCAACACGTTTTACAATAGGAATAGGCTATTACTTGAACAGCGTGGCACTATTTGTTTAAAAAGTGTTGACCATCCATGTAAGGCTACATCCAACTTAGTAACTACTATATATCCATAAAATCGGCAGAACGGATAGGATCTTTACGATGAATTTTATGCATCGTCACGAATTGGATAGTTTAATCGTCTGCCACCCTACTCAAAGATATCCTCAGGCTAATGCTATGGCATGTTGGCCGGGCCACCGAATAGATCAACCCTATGCGTTTCTTCCAGTGATATGAAACGTGTCGCCTTGATTATTCCTGACACAAAATGAAGCTTAACTACCTCATCGGCAGGTATGGTGATCGGCTTGTGTTCGCTGTTAACACTGACAAACTGGTAATCGCCATCGCGGGTCATGTTCATGATTTTAATCATGTTATGCCCGTCCTTAGTCCTGACAAAAACCTCATCGCCAGGATGAACCTTGGTGCCTGGTTCTATCACAACAAACTCACCTGATTGCATACGAGGCCACATGCTGTCACCTCTGACTCGAACGGCATATGCCTTAGGGTCAGAACTGTAGAAACGCAGCCATCCCGCATGGAACTCCACCATATCGATCAACCCATCCATTCCCAGCACAGCATCACCTACAACAGGAATGATGCCATCCCTGAGCTTCCCTGCATATTCAAGAGTGTCACCACTCAGGCTTTCAGCCTGGCTTGCAACCTTTGCGGCTATCGATGGGCTAAAGTCTGATATTGATACTTGCAGGATGCGGGCAAATTCCGAAGCGACATCCACATTAAGCGCGTTCCTGCCATTGAGGTAATGGCCAACAGCACCTTGCGTGATGCCTAAATCATCAGCAATGGTGTACTGAGTAACCCCTAAAGCCTTCTTTTTGGACTCATACAAAGCCTTCAGGCGCTGCGCATCCTCAAGCTGTTCTGTCGTCAATGTCTTTTTCGTTTCCATGACCGGCATTGTAATACCAGCGATATTCATTATAAAAATACCCTTCATATTGAATTAGACAAATACCTGTAGTATTCTTTATTCATGGTAACCAAATGGAGTGTGCCTATGAATCGTATGACGCTTGCTGATTACGCCAAAATCCACGGTCAGGCAAAGGCCGCTAACGATTTTGGCGTTATTCAGTGTGCAATCAGCAAAGCCATTCGCGCAGGTCGTAACATCATCGTTACCGTTCTGCCAGATGGCAAAGTTAAAGCCGAGGAAGTTCGACCCTTCCCGAGCAGCAAGAAAACCTCAGACTAATCAATCTCGCTCTTTACACATCCCCGCCCTGAAAAAGGGCAGTAATCCAAAAGACTACAAATCTATGCGTCACCCGTTATGGGTGTGCGCTCATTAACTATTCACTAAAGGGAAGTATCAACGATGGAACACGCAAGTAACAGCAAGCTCTCACAACGAGATATCGACCGGGCAGAAACAGATTTGCTCATCAACCTCTCAACCGTCACACAACGCGGACTGGCAAAGATGGTCGGTTGCCATGAGTCGAAGATAAGCCGGACAGACTGGCGCTTTATTGCGGCGGTTCTGTGTGCGTTTGGGATGGACTCGGATATCAGTCCTATCAGTCGTGCATTCAGGCATGCACTGGAAGGGCTTACAAATGAAAAACCCCAACCGAGCGGTAACTCGATTAGGGCTTAAAACACTGTGTTACGCCAACACATATGTGTATTTCTACAGGAGTAATTATGAGTTCTCTATCCCAGCTTTACAAGTCCAAAGATAAAAACGGTACCGAGACAACGGTTAAGAAAACGTTCCTGGTACCGCTGGCAGAAATCTACGTCGAGCCCGGTTTCAACGTTCGCGAAATCGACCAGATACACGTTGAAGAGTTCCGCGATGCGTTTATCGCCGGTGAGTATGTCCCTCCGCTGGCCGTGCAGGTCACGGAGAAGGGCGTGAAGATAATCGACGGTCACCACCGCTATTACGGTGCGCTGGCCGCTCAGCAATCCGGTACCGAAATCCCCCGACTTGAGTGCAAGGATTTTATCGGTACCGACGCCGATCGCATCGCTTTCATGGTCACCAGTTCACAGGGCAAACCTCTGACGCCCCTGGAACGCGCCGCCGCATACCAGCGCCTGATTAATCAGGGATGGGAGCCGGCAGAGATTGCCAAGAAGGTTAAACGGTCAGTGGCTGATGTTGATCACCACCTCCAGTTACTGGCGTGTGGTGACGAGCTGATCGACATGGTTCGTTCCGGTGAAGTGGCGGCGACTACCGCTGTCGCATTATCACGCGAGCATGGACCTCAGGCGTCCTCTGTAGCCGTCGAGCAGATGAGCAAGGCAAAGGCAGCGGGTAAGAAGAAACTCACCCGTAGCGCGGCGCTACCGCAGTTTAACGCCGCAAAATCGCGTGAGTTTATCCAGATCATCGCTGATTTTGATATTGCTCTCCCGCTACCAGAAGGCGCATCAAAAATTCTCACTGAATACCGCGAGTGGCTGAAAAGCTCGGGGTGGGAGGACGCATGACAAAGCCACTCAGTCCTGACCAGGACAAATTACACAAAAACATTATTCGTGATCGCTACCTGTCCGGTTTCAAGCAGCCTGGTCGCTTCCGGGCTGAGTGGGAAAAGGTTAAGCAATTATTCAGAGGTAAAGGTCATGAGTAATCTGGCAACAGTAACACATCTGAGGCCCAAAGAGCGGCCTGTGGAGCAACGCGTGGCTGATCTCGAAGATGGGTATACCCGTCTTGCTAACGCGCTGTACGACGAGCTTATAGGTGCTGATTTGACGAAGAACCAGAGCAAGGTTGCTCATGCCATTTGCAGGAAAACATACGGATTCGGCAAGAAAATGGATCGCATTTCCGATAGCCAGATATCAGCCCTGACAAGACTCCCTCGGCAGAAGGTTAACAAGGCTAAAAACGAGCTTATCGCTATGAATGTTCTGAAGAAAGAAGGGGTGCAGATTGGCCCGAACAAGAACATCTCAGAGTGGAAAATCGAAGGGTGTCACTATTCTGGTGATAATGTCACTGCATTGGTGACAAAAGATGTCACCAAAACGGTGACTACCCTGTCACCAAAACAGAGTCACACAAAAGAAACTATTCAAAAGAAAGAAAGAAAAGAAAACACACAGTCATCTTGCGATGACCGCGAGCCGGTTAAACCTGAAAAGCGAAAAGCCGTCCGCATCAATTACGACGAATACCTGGCAGCGTTCAATGAAATTGTTGGGGATCGTCTTCCTCACGCTGTTGAAGCCAATGCCGAACGCCAGCGTAAACTGAAAAAGCTGATTGACTCTCTCGCGACCAAAAACATCGACGGTTACCGGGCATACGTCAAAGCCTTCATGAACGCTGCAAGACCTTTCCACTTCGGAGATAACGATCGCGGCTGGGTGGCTACATTCGACTATCTGCTTCAGCCAAAAGTTTTAACCGCAATTCGTGAGGGAACACTATGAGACAGGATATCGAAGCCAGCGTTATCGGCGGCCTGCTGATGGGCGGCCTTACTCCAACGGCCAGTGAAGTGCTTGCGACGCTACCGGCAGAAGCATTCTCCATTCCTGTTTACCAGACAGCCTACAGAGTCATCCAGAAACACGCATCCGTGCGTAACCTGATTGACGGCCTGATGGTTGCCGAAGAGTGCGGGGAAGGTCATTTTGCTGACATCATGGAAACTGCCAGGTCATGCCCCAGCGCGGCAAACCTGAAAGGCTACGCCGGAATGGTGACGGATGCCTATCAGCGACGGCTGGTTTTGCAACTGATGGATGAAATGCGCGGGCCAATCAGCAACGGAACGCTGGACGCCTCAACGCAGGCAATGGACGAGCTGGTAAAGCGTCTGGGAGCCATCAGGAAGCCAAAGCAACAGGTGCAGCCTGTACGTCTTGGTGATGTGCTGGACGATTACGCCGAAACGCTGGAGAAGCGCTTACGCAACGGTGAAGAGTCGGACACGATGAAGACCGGTATCGACGAACTGGACGCCATTACAGGCGGAATGAACGCCGAAGACCTGGTGATTATCGCGGCGCGGCCCGGTATGGGTAAGACGGAGCTGGCGCTGAAGATTGCCGAAGGCGTGGCAAACCGGAAATTACCCGGCACAGACACAAAACGCGGTGTGCTGATTTTCAGCATGGAGATGAGCAAACTCCAGATCGCAGAGCGAAGCATTGCGGGCGCGGGAAATCTTTCGGTAAACGTTTTGCGCAACCCGGCGCGAATGGACGACGAAGGCTGGGCGCGGGTATCAAACGGAATTTGCCACCTTGCAGAGCTGGATGTGTGGCTGGTCGATGCCTCAAAGCTTACCGTCGAAGAGATTCGCGCAGTGGCAGAACGGCACAAGCAGGAGCACCAACACCTTTCGCTCATCATGGTTGACTATCTCGGTCTGATTGAGAAACCGAAAGCCGATCGTAACGACCTGGCTATCGCGCACATTTCGGGAAGCCTCAAGGCTATGGCAAAGGATTTACGAACGCCGGTCATCTCATTAAGCCAGCTATCCCGCGATGTTGAGAAGCGACCAAACAAGCGGCCTACCAACGCGGATTTGCGCGACTCCGGCAGCATCGAACAGGACGCCGACTCAATCATCATGCTCTACCGCGAGGCAGTGTACGACGAGAACAGTCCGGCAGCGCCATTTGCAGAAATCATCGTGACAAAGAACCGCTTCGGCTCGCTGGGTACGGTCTATCAGCGATTCGTTAACGGTCATTTCATGGCATGTGACCAGGATGAAGCGCGGCAGAAATGCACGGCATCAAACGCTCCGAAGTCTTCCGGCAAGCGTTACGCAAAAGGGGCTGACGTATGAATGATGCATTGAAAGAAATGCTCCAAAACCCACGCTTCATGGTTGTTCTGGAGAAATGCCTGGACGAAGAAGAACTAATCGCACAGTTCGAGAGAATTTACGAAGTAAAACGCCCTCCATCACGCATCCATCCGATTGAGCGCATGGTTGACGAGGCGACAGGCTTCAGGGATGAACAGTGGTCAAAGTTCTTCTCAGCCTTCATCCCATTTGTTTATGAAATTATCTGGTTGCGATGGAAAGAGCGGGACGATGAATCCTGCTGGGCATCTACGCCGACCACCTACTAACAGGGCCACTTACACAGTGGTCTTTTTATTTGAGGATAAATCGTGAAAGTAAAAACATCAGAAAAATACAAGGCACTCGACCAGATGATTCTGAACAAAATCGGCGGTCATCCAACCCCATTCCACAAAATCTATGTCCGCGATGTTCAAGTCGAAAGCGAACGTATCGCAAGCGAATGCGGAACTGATTATCCATTTCGTTTTGTTGATCGCCGATTACAGTCGATGCGCAAAGCTGGG